TTAAACTAACCAGCATGTGATTAGCTGACTCTGGCTCCACATTAGTAGATGATATTTGCATAGTATATGCTGCTTGCCCGTTTACTACGGTTATAGCATCACAAACTTGAAAGTTTCCTACTACTGGTTGTTTTCCTATATATGCCATATTTCTCCTTAATTAATTTTGTTATCTTGCGTTAGCTGGCACTCCATTTGAATTTACGAATGGTTGTTCTGCGAACGCCATGTATACAAATGTTCCGCCACTTAAGTTATATTGACCATCATCGTTTCTTACTTTAAAACCATTTGATAAAAAATCTATTCCATAAGCTGATCCTGTATATTCAGCATTACTTAAGTTTGCTCTTAAAGTATTTTGCATGAAATTAGATGTTGATCTTTTGTTATCATCTATAGGCCAATGGTCAGTTGCACTTGTGCACTTAATCATAGTCCAAGCTGGTCGAAATCCAGTGTGAACAAATGTTCCGTCATCATTTCCATTTCCTGTAAATGAGCCAAACTTGCTGAAGCCTTGTTTTTCACTCCATAAATAAGCTACATAAGTTCTTCCACTTGTATTTGCATCACTTCCACTTCCGCCTAAAGAAATTGTAGAACTAGAAACAGCAGTTATCCAATCAGGATCGGTGCTAGCAAGAGCATTATTATTATCTAAGTACATGACTTTTTCTGTTGCTGAATAACTTTTATGATGTGTAGCCCAAGATTGTGCAGTTGATCTACATTTTGTTAATATCCAATGTGGAGTAGCAGAAAGTGAATGCGATTCATTTTTTGCACTTCCTGTTCCAGAATAAGTTATAATATCAAACCCAGCAGTTGCAGATTCTTTCCAGCACCAAGCTACAAAAGTATCTGATGAGCCATTTACTGCCGCACTATCCCCAAGTGTAAATCCATTACTATCAAATGAACTTAAAATATCTCCAGGAGATTCTTCTGCATTACTTTCATTCCAAGCTATTTTAGCTGCCGCACCTCTAACTGAATCCATATTTTGAGTTCCACTTGCCGCATTTCGTCTTTTTATAGCTATCAAATCAGATTGCATATTTTCATCACCATCTAAAGTAATAGAAGTATTATCTGTTCCATTTCCAGTATAGATTTTATTTTGAAAATATAATTCTGGATTGTCTATTGTTGTATAAGCTGCCATTTATCCTCCAAACTCCGCTAGGTTTTTCGTACATAATGCGTAATAGCCACTAGGTACGGCGTATTCAAAATTTCCATATCCATTAGCATCTGCGTTGCCTGATGAAATACTAAATGTTGGATTACCAAAATTTAATTCTAAAGTTATTTGATCTGTATAACCATTATCTGACCAAGCTGGTAGATAAGTAGTATTAGCATCAACAGTTGCTGGTGCATTTGATCCTGTTGCTGGATCTGCACTGTTTAACCATGTTCCTTGAACACCTGCATAAAATTTTTGATTATCTAAATCTAATGCAATTTGCACAATTTGATTTTCTGCAACTGTTGTTAAATTTGTAGTAACGTCAGATCCATCTTTTCTTGTTGCACTATTAGTGCTAGCAGAATTTTTAAATAGAGTATTTGGATCACTATCTGGCATATTTCCTGATCCTCCAGCATTCATGTTAGCATCACTTCCAGCAACACCAATGTTAAAACCTACTCCACTATTAGAGTCTGACATTTTAGCTTCCCAATACCATTTTCCAGCAGTTAAACCAAAAGTTGCTCTCATATAACTTTGTGATGTAGTATTTCCAGCAGATGTCCATTTTAAATTACCTTCTGCCATTGTAGCAGATGAGCCACCTGTATTAGTTTGATCTAAAGGATTACAAGTACAAAAATTATTTGTGCACGTATCCGTCGTCTGGTCTGTTGCGGCTAGATTAGTTTCTGTAAAATCATTTCCATTTCCACTTTCATCATCACCTAAATCTCCACTATCTTCGAAATCTAAATAAAAACCCTGTCCACCAAACGTTAATCCTGATACATCTATCGGCTGCCAAATATTTGGGCTGTCTTCGTTAAATTCTCCAAAGTCTGTAACTGCTGCTGCTGTGCCGTCCAATACAACTACTTCACACATGTAGCCACCAAAATATGCACTACTTTCATCTAAAACACCAATACGTATTGGTTGATTATTTTCTCCAAATGAGCTGTCTGTATTTTGATCTGGGTCGTCAGTAGTATCAAAAGCAGTTTCTTGTACTCCATTTATATATATTTTTATTCTATCACCAGCAGTTGCATTACCAGAATCCCATACAACCATGATATGGTACCAGGCGGAAATATCCCGAAAAACTCTTGTTGTTACTCTTTTTCCTTTAATAGAATTAGAAACTAAATTTTCAAAATGTAATTGATCGGTAGCAAGAAACTGAAGTTCTGTAAGATCTGATGCGGCATTATCACAGTTAAAAAGAGTTTGTACTGCTCCTAACTTAGATCTTTTTACCCAACAAGACCAAGTCCATCTATCCATATTCATATGGCTAGCTGGTGCAAATGACATATAAGAACTTGAACCATCAAACCTAACAGAGTTATCTACATTATAACCAGTAACTTTAGTTTCATTTGCTCCAAGAATAAAAGGCATGTTAAGATCCTAATACTGGGAACTCTCCAATTGGTCTTTCCATTACAACTGGATCCCCTTCATCAGCTGTGTTTACATAAGTGTATAAAGTTTCAAGAGCTGGTGTATCTGATGCGTTAGTTATATCTGTTTCCATAGCTGCTTGTTTAGAACGAATTCCATTTCTCCATGTTGTAATATTACTAGGTATTGCCGTTGATTTTTCAGACTTACGTGTTACGTACCAATCGGTTTGTGATAATAGTTGATTAGCTTGTGCTTTTACATCTCTAATTAATAATGTTTTTAAACCTTCAACAGCAACATCGCCTACATCTTTACCAGTTGGTATTTTACCGTCTGTTTTATCTTGATTTGTATATAAAGTATCTGCGTGAGGTTTAGCTGTAGCATCTCCATATGAACCGGTAACTTTACCACTTCCAAAAGCATAAGTAACATTAGTATTTATATACCATTGTTTATCTTTTTTCTTAGAGTTATCCATTTCTACTTCATAGATACCGATAGCTTCTCTTTCAGACTTAGTCCATAAATTAAAAATAGCTTTTGGGTATTGGTTATCTCCAATAGTAATACCTTTTTTACCACTTAACATTTTTGTTATTGATCCTGATTCTACTAATGCATACATAATAATATTAACTTAGCGTTAATGCTAAATTCCTTCCTACTTCTAACCATTTACTTCCATTGTACCTAAACACAAATAGGTCCCCTTTATTAGCGGTTGTTGTTAACGTTGGGGCTGTGTCCGAGGCAAATTCATATGCGGCATTCCATGTCATAGTTCTGCTTCCTGTCCCGTCTTGAATAATTAATAAACTTATAAATGCACCTGCAACTCCGCCAGAGGCTTCACCAATTGTTCTGTTTCCTGCTATAGTTATTTTAGCAACAGGTTGTGTTATTGCATTCCAAGAAGGAGTTGCTCCATCTGTAAGTGCTACTTCTGCATTATAAGCAGCAGCACTAAATATAGCAGCACCTGCATTTGACATATCTAATGTTAATGAAGTAACTGCTGATCCGCCATCGTCACCTTTAAATATAATATCTTTATCTTGCACACCTGCAGTTACCACAGCGTCACTAGAACTGTTTGTAAATGATAATATTGTTGTGCCACCATCTTTAATATTAACATCAGCACCGTCAGCGTCTAAATTAATATCAGCAGCAGCGTCAACAGTTAAGTTATTTGCTGAAATAGTTAAATCAGTGCCATCACCTTCAATTTTTTCAGAATCTCCACCAAAAACTATTCCAACATTGTTTGGAATATGCACATCTGATGTAGCTGTTAAATTAATTTTAGCTCCTGAAGTAATAGTTAAATCTGTACTATCTCCTTCAATTTTTTCACCACTACCAAAAGTAACTCCAACGTTTGCTGGAATAACTACATCTGCTGTAGCTGTAAGATTAATATTATTTCCTGAAATTGTTAAATCAGTTCCATCACCTTCAATTTTTTCACCGTCGTCACCAAAAGTTAAACCAATGTTTGCAGGTATATTTACATCTCCATTTGAACCAACTGTAATAGATAAATCTGTACCATCAGATTCTATTTTTTCTGCAGTTGCAAAAGTTAAACCTACTCCTGATGGTATATTAACATCTGCTACTGCTGTTAAATTAATATTATTACCAGCAATAGTTAAATCTGTACCATCACCCTCAATTTTTTCAGCGTCATCACCAAATGTTAAACCAACGTTTGCTGGTATGTTAATATCTGTTGTAGCTGTTAAATGTAAATCAGCACTAGAATTTATTGTTAAATCAGTTCCGTCTCCTGTAATTTTTTCTCCAGCATCACCAAATCTTACAAAAGAATTATTACCTAAAATAATATCGTGGTTAAATGTAGCTGCTCCAGCGTCTGACATATCTAATGTTAATGCTGTAATATCTGAACTACTATCTGTACCTTTAAATATAATATCGGCATCACCAGCTTGAGCATCAATTGTAATATTTCCTGAAGACGTTGCAATTGTAACTGCACCATCTCCTGTAGAAATATCATCTGCTGCTGTACTAGCACCAGTTTGAAAATATGTTTTTAATGTAGTGACATTGGTCATTCTCATTGTGCCAGCATCATTAACAAGTAAACCATCTCCATCTGCAACTGCTGTAGTGCCTCTTGCAGTATCACCATCTATTAAGTTAATTTCTGCTGCAGTTGTTGTAATTGTTGTGCTTGCTATTGAAAGAGCATCTGTTTCTAGTGTTCCATCAACATCTACATCACCTGAAATATCCAATTCAGTTGCAACAATTTTATCATTAAATGTTGCTGCACCTGCTGCAGACATATCTAAAGTTAATGCTGTAATAGTTGAGCCACCATCATTACCTTTAATTAAAAAATCTTTATCTGAAACTTTAGTTTCTAAAATTACATCGCTAGATGAATTATGAATACGAGCCATTTCAGTGCCATCATCTTCATAAACAATACCACTTCCAGCTGTACCTGCATCAAGTGTAATACCACCAGCAGATTCTAAATTAATAGAGTCAACTGCTGTACCATCTGATACAATATCTAAATCACCATCTGCATTAGATCCAATTGTTAAACCTGTGTCTCTAAAAGTTAATTTGTTTGCACTATTTAAAGTTAATCCTGTGCCATCTGTATGTGTTAAAGTTGTGTCTGAATCTGCACCAAAACTTAATACAGCAGAATCACTTAATAGTTTAACATCATCACCAAGAACAGCATCTTTTGCTACAGATAAACCACCATCAGTTTGTAGTGAGCCATCTGTTGTAGAAGTTGCTTCAGTCGTGTCGTCTGTTTTTACAATACCGCTTGCTGTAACTGTTGTAGCCGTTAATGCTTGTGCAGCAATCGTGCTGCCTGATTGTGCAGTAAAAGTATTTGCAGTGAATTGAAAATCATCAGCTCCTGCAATTCTAATATCTATTTGGTCATCTGTATCTGCTGTAATACTTGTATCAGCATCAGCATCTAAAATTAATTCGTTACCATCTAAGTCATGTCCTGCAGTAGATCCAATTCCTGAATCAACCATATTTGGATTAGTTGCATGGTCAGCTGTTGCATAAACAAGTTTTGTTCCTTTATCAGTAGCAGCCCATGTAACAGTACTTCCTGACCCAGAAGCATATTTGAATGTAAGGGTATAAGCACCTGCTGTACCATTGACTAAAATATACAATTGTTGAACATCTAAAGGAACTGTAACTGTAGTGTTTGCACTAATTGTTCCAGTAAATTTTATAACTCTATGTGCAAGAGTTGCACCTGTTGATCCATCAGAAACAGATAATGTAGTTGGAGTTGATGTTACTGATTGCTCAACATAACCACCAGCTAATTGTTCTATAATTTGTAAATTGGTATTGGTAGTTGTCCCCCATGTACCGGCATTCTCGCCGGTTGTCATTAGTTCTGTACCAAGACCTGTAAAACTTGATGCCATTTATTCTCCTATGCGCTTCCTACAAACACCTCTACGTCACATGAATCTGTATCTGCGTCTGCTGTTATGTCTACTAAATCATTTAATGATACTGTTAATGCAGATCCTCCTGCATGCATAGTATCTACAACTCCACCACTATTATCACCTGGATATATAAACGAGTGGCCGGCGTCTACCTTAATTGCAAACTCTGTACTGTCTTCATCTCTAAATGTTAATGTAATGTGATTAGTTGAATCTAAATTTGTAATTCTAATGTATCTAACATCATCTTCATCGAATTGACCTGCTAGATAACTTTTTGATAAATCTGTTGAAGAAGCTGTAGCAAAACCAAGTAACCCTGTTTCAGTAGTTGAAATAGTTACTATTCTCTTAACAATTTCATTAACACTAGAAATATCTAACGATCTTTCGCTATTATAACTATTATTGTTTAGTGTGATTTCTTCTATTACTTTTACTGTTAGTGTTGCCATATTCTATTCCTTACGGTGTCTGTTGAGGGACTGGTATACGAGGTTCTCCATCCGTATAGTCATCTCTTCTTCTTCTACCTAATTGTTCTCCACCAAACTTTTGTACTTCAGTTTGATATTTTTGTTCGTATAATTGTAACATATCCATCGGCCCTTTTAAATAGCTAAATGCTTCTACAAGACATGCATATAAAAGTCCATTTCCAAAATTTAAACTTAAATAAGTTGTAGTATTTGCCGAGCTTAATCCTAAAGGTCTAGCATTATAATGCATTTTATACGTAAATGCTGAACTAGGAGTAGGCACTATTGTAATTTTTCCAGATGAAGCTGCACCGCTTCCTGTAGCCCCACCAGACATTGCATAGTATTTTGGAGTTCCAGTAGTAGTTTCTGCTGCATCATATTCTCTTAAAAAACTAATATCTCTTTTTTCTAGCCAGCTATTAGCGCCAGTTGCTGCAGTTGTTGAAGTATAAACTTGTATGCCTCTTACAAATAAAGTACCAGCTGGTACATTAATATTGTCTTTTGAAGCAACTAAATTGCCTACAACTTCTTTTCTATCTGCATCAATTGGAACATCTCTTTGAATTCTAAGTTCTGAATTATCTATAAATTGATCAGTTATAGTGCTAGATAATACAGAAGTTCCAACTTCAGTGTAATTTTGTATTGCTGTTGTTAATGTTGAATAAGTAAATCCTGCCATATTAAGCTGTCAAAGTTGCCGGACCAGCCGAACAACTATTGCCTCCTCCTGATATTGATCCACTTGTAGCAGTGTTTGTATCAACAGTAAAGTGATAGTAATCATCTGTATTTGTAATATCTCCAGCTGAATCTCGCTTCCCAACTGTAATCGAGTAGCCAGCAGATTTTGCTACATTAGATCCAGATATACCATCAAAATTAGACGGGTTTTGATAAGCGTCTGAATCGGATGTTGTATATATTGGACCTCTAAATCTTACAGTGTCACTTGTTGATCTACCGTGAGATTTTTCATAAACATTTATTATTCCTGATGATGCTGCAATTGTTTCAAAAGGATTAGGACCTAATATTCTAGAAACTTCATTTTCAGTTCTAGCAGGTCTTGCATCTTTTAAACCCTGTGCATCTCCACCTCTATGTCTTAATTCTAATTGTGGCTGTTTAGCTTCATACTCAGAAACATGAACTAAAGAACCATTCCATTCTTTAATCATTTCATTATATGGAAATTCCATTCCACTTCTGTCTGATATTGCTTTAGCGTATTTTCCTTTTCCAAATGGCATAATTATATATTCGGGTAATAAGTTTTAGGAGTTATGTAAGTGCTTGAAGAAGAACCATCTTCTGACAATGCTCTTGCTAACTCATCTTCATAATATAATTTTAATTCTTGTGATCTTTGTGGTGCAAATTTTTGAGATAAATAAAATGCTAAACCTGAACACATACAAGCTACAAATCTATAAGGAACATCAGATGCATCAGTATATGTTGCATCTAAATCTTGAATTCTTTTAACATAATAAATGTGCATGTCTTTAGAAGCTGCTGTAGAATTAGGAGTTGGATAAACTGTAACAGTAGTTTTATCTATAAATCTTTGGACCCAGTATTGTGATGGAGTTCCTTTAGATAATTTATTTCCTAAAGCAGAATAAGTTGCTCTATCTATTTTTGTCATTGCTGAATCTGATTGATCTGTAGAAGTTCTATCTGCTCTGTATGTTGCTTCAAGAACATCTGCTACTCCATAAACACTTGCTGGAGCAACTGTTGTAGAACTTGTTCCATCTGAACTTGCTCTATAAAAAGTATATTCAGCTTGACCTTCAATAAGATCAATATTTGTTT